TAACTTTAAAATGATCAAAACCCCTGACAAAGTGACAATGAAGAAGCATCTAAAAGAAGGTGCTGAAATTGCCGGCGCTGAGTTGGTTGTTAATATGAATCTGCAGGTGAAATAATGTCAAAAAGAAAAAGCCAGTCAATCGACCGGCTTCTCCAATTCTTTGAAATAATCCATCAATATTTTATTGATTTGACCACTGATGCTGCGACTTTCCTTTTCTGAAAGTTGTTGCAGCAATTCCACAATTTCTTCATCAAGTGTTATGGCTAACTTCTTTTTCATTGTTATCACCTCAAAAGTAGTATAGCATACTTATTAGTAGTTGTAAAGCGTCACAAGGTATGATATAATTATACTAAGAAACGAGGTATTACAGATGAAAAACGAAAATTGCTACACAGTCTATATGCATATATTCCCGAATGATAAAAAATACATCGGGATCACTTCCCAAAGACCAACCGACAGATGGAGATGCGGAAGCGGCTACAAGCATTCTTTAAAGATTAGAAATGCCATAGAAAAATACGGCTGGAAAAATGTAAAACATGAAATATTGCATGAAAATTTAAGCCAATACCAAGCAGAAGAAATAGAAATAAAATTAATAAAAAAGTACAAAACAACTTTAAAGGAATTTGGTTATAACATTTCACACGGTGGTAATTGTGTCGGGACTCTGAGCGAAGAAACAAAATTAAAAATGTCATTGTCGGCGAAAGGAAGGGTTGTAACTGAAGCTACTAAAGAAAAATTAAGGCAAGCAAACCTAGGGAAAAAACAAAGTCAAGAAACAATCAATAAAAGGGCAGCTAAATTAAGGGGAGGGAAAAGGCCAACTGTAGCAAAGATTATGTCCGAAAGAGTAGGCGAAAAAAATCCTTTGTACGGCACTAAATTATCCGAGGAAAGAAAAGAGATCCAAAGACAAGCGATAGTAAAAAGATGGGAAAATGGCTTCACCGGCAACAGAAGGCCGGTCTTGCAATTTAGTAGAGATGGTAATTTTATATGCGAATACGAAAGTGCAACAGAGGCTGTTATTAAAAACAACTTTAAAAGCAATCAAATATCAGAGTGTTGCAGAAATAAAAGAAAAACAAGTAATAATTTTATATGGAAATATAAGGGGGAATGACATATCGCAATTCCGGTATTAATTATTGGGAAGTCGGGTTCTGGTAAAAGTACAAGCCTAAGAAATTGTACTGAAGGGTTTAACCTAATCAAAGTTTTAGATAAGCCGTTGCCATTCAAAGGGAATATCCCTTGTGGGGTATCAGACAACTACCAAAAAATCATGAAGTGGCTGTCAGGCGCTAAAGAAAATTCAATCGTAATAGACGATGCTGGTTATTTAATTACCAACCAATTCATGAATGGGCATTCAAATGCTGGAAAGGGAAACGGCGTGTTCTCCCTTTATAACGAAATTGGCGACCATTTCTGGGGGCTGATTCAGTTCATAACAACAAAGCTACCAGCGAACAAAATCGTTTACCTGATGATGCACGAGGACATTAACGATTTTGGTGACATAAAGCCTAAAACAATCGGTAAGCTATTAGATGAAAAAGTATGTATTGAGGGAATGTTTACAATTGTTCTTCGGTGCGTAAGCGACAATAACAAACATCTTTTTATAACACAATCTGAAAATGGAGCGGTATCAAAATCACCTATTGGGTTATTTGATTCATTAGAAATTGACAATGATTTAAAATTTGTTGATACAGCAATTCGCGAATATTGGGAATTAGCACCATCATTACAAAATAAAGATAAAGAAAGCGAGAAATATATACATGAGAAAAGCAAACTGGGGCAGCATTGAAGAAGCAAAGAGTTTTGAGTTATTACCGGTTGGCGGGTATGTTTGCCAGATTTTAAGAGTTGAAGACAAAGAAGATAAGGAATATTTGGAAGTTGAATTCGATATCATCGAAGGAAAATATAAGGATTATTTCACGGAACAGGCAGCGCATCTGAACTTCTGGACTGGAAAGTTCATCAAGAGTTACAAGGTTTCGGCTGAAAAGTTCTTTAAGGCGTTCCTAACAGCTATCGAAAAAAGCAACAGCGGGTTTATTGCCGACAAGTTCGATTGCAACCCGGTGACATTGGAAGGTAAAAGAATAGGATTAGTTATCGGGCATGAAAAATACTGGAAACAAGATGGAAAAGAAGCGACAAAAATAAATGTAGACCAAGTGAGAAGTTTGGAATCAATCAAGAAGGGTGAGTTTAAACTGCCAGAGTTGAAAATTAACGACTATAACAAGCCGAGCGGCGCCATATCTGTGATGGACTTAGACAAAGACTTCACGCTCATGGCCGACGACGACGATATCCCATTTTAAGGTCTGCTCATGGCAATCATAATCGAAGACACAAGACAGCAGATCGGGAAACATGGATATTTTGAGGACCATGAAATCCTAAGAAGTAAGCTATTGGTGGGGGATTATACAACCCCGCCGCCGATAGCGGTTGACACTAAAAAAGGGTTTGAAGAATTGGTCGGGAACTTTTGTTCGGGAGACCGAAACCGGGTAAAGCGCGAAATAATGAAAGCGTCTGACTGCGGAACGAAATTAATATTTCTAGTGATTCATGAAACCGCCACTTCCATCGACGATGCGAAGCGATGGAAAAATAAGCGGGGAAAAGTTACCGGTGAAACACTATTCAAGACGCTTGACACATTCGTGAAACGTTACGGAGTGCAGTTTGAATTCTGCAAAGAAATTGATGCCGGTCAAAAAATCAAAGAATTATTGGGGGTTCACGATGATCACAAATAAAAGAAAAGCTGAAATTATTCGCGAATCCGTGACGATGCCGGAGGTCCTGCAAATGTTTGGAATTCAAGAAGGGAAGCGCGGCCGCATTGCTTGCCCGATCCACGGCGGTCATAATGATTCGTCGTTTTCGTATAATCGCCACCAATTCCAATGCTTCAATTGTGGCGCAAAGGGCGGCGTTATCCAATTCGTTCAAGATTATCTGGAATGCAGTTTTGAGAAATCACTGGACGAATTCAACCGGCATTTTCATTTATGGGACGTTGACGACGAATATGAACGGCCCAGCGTGGCGGAGCGGTTGCGGCGTGAGGCTGTTCGGCGGAAACGGGAAGAAAAAAGAAGGAAAGAAGAAGCGGAAACGGCGAGGAGGGAAGCGATGATATTGAGAATGCACCAATTGATAGGGAATAAGATTAGATTTGCACCCGAATCAGAATCGGAACCCTGGCATCCGCTTTACATTGAATCGCTCAAGAAACTTGAAATCGCGCAGTATCGGGTTGATTGCCTATGAATGAAAGCGAAGCAATTAAGATTATCAGCATTGACGACATCACGAAAGACAATATTTGCGAACTTGAAACGTTTATCTGGCTATATGACCGGCCCGATGAAGTCAGTAAGCAGCGCGACATTAATTTATTGATCGAAATGGCTGCCGGCTGGCGGATGAAGAAGCAGTTTGACGATATGCACCGGGCGTTCAAGAAAGACCTTGAAGTAGAACGGAAAAAAGACGCTCAAGAAAACGGAAATCGAACCGGTTTTGCGCAAAAAACAAACTTTTTCGATGGTGAAGAAAAACCACCGTACCGGGAGTTGAATTGCGGTTCGTGGGTTGCGGATAAAAACGGCATATTCAATTACACGGCAAACGGACCGATCATGGCGAGTTACCAGCCGATTACAATCGTCAGCCAATTGGTCAATGTCGAAACCGGCGAAGAAAAAGTCAAGATTGCATTCAAAAAAAATAAGCGTTGGAAGGAAATTACACCGAATAAGGACGTTATCGCGTCGGCAAACAAGATTGTTGCTCTTTCGAATGCAGGGATGGGCGTTACATCAGAGACCGCGAAGCAGTTAGTCAAATACCTGGCTGATTTGGAAGGATTAAATCAGGGTGTTATTCAAGTAGAGCATTCAACTGCGAAACTGGGATGGAATTTTCATGATAAAGAAATTTACTTCACACCCTATGATGATTTCATGAAATTCGACGGCGAAAGCCGGTTCGCGAATATTTACCACACAATAAAGCAACAAGGGTCGCGGGAAAAGTGGTTGCAACTTGCGAAGGAAATCAGGGCGGCCGGACGGCTGGAACCGCGTATTATGCTGGCTTCATCGTTCGCGAGCGTGTTGGTTAAGTTGTGCAACGCGTTGCCATTCTTCGTGCATCTGCATGGACCGTCCGAGGGTGGGAAAACACTTTGCCTGATGTTGGCAGCTTCGGTTTGGGCGAATCCAGATGCGAATGGTGATTACTTCGGAAACTTCATGACAACGCAAGCAGCAACCGAAGCCCGGGCCGATGTTCTGAATAATTTCCCATACATTGTAGATGATACCGCGAAAACGTCCAAGCGCCTGAATAATGACTTTTCAGAGCTGATCTACACGTTATGCAGCGGTACCGGAAAAGATCGTTCAAATCAGAATTTAGGGCTGCGGAGAATGAACAACTGGCATAATGTTATCTTGACGAGCGGGGAAAATCCAATCACCGACTCAAGCGCTCAAGCCGGGGCAATTAACCGAGTCATTGAAGTCACTGCCGGCTATGAGCGAATATTTAGCGACGGGTTCAAGGTTGCCGAAACACTCAAAGAAAACTACGGCTTCGCAGGAAAAGAATTCGTCGAAGCGATCAAATGCATGCATAAACTAGATAGTAAATCAGTTTCGGCAATGCAGGCGGCTTTTCTTCAAGAAATTAACTCAAAGGAAAAAATGCAGAAGCAAGCGATCAGCATGAGTGTGATTCTGACAGCGGACCAGCTGGCGACGGATTTTATATTTCTGGATGGCAAGAGCCTGACGGTTGACGAAGTAGATGAATTTGTAAAATCGGAATCAGAAGTTTCAGAGAACGAACGGTGTTTGGAATTTATCAATGGCGAAGTGATGCGAAATATCAATAAATTCGTAACGAACAGTAATGAGTGCGAAAACACTGACATCATGGGGAGATTCGCTGACGAAAATGGCGAAAGCCGAGTGTATATCATCGCCAACGTGTTCGACCAGATGTG